TTGAGAACCTCAACATGAAAGACTACCGAGCACTCCTCTGAGTTCTCAGCCACTGTTACGATGATATCATCGAGTCCTTGAGCTTCTCGTGAAGCGCCATAGCCTCAGCATTATCGGGGTCAAATGAGAGGTCGAGGGAGTATGATGTACGTCCAGTAGCCTCATCAGTAAACGCACTCATACCATAAGGTGAGCGCATGAAGGGGAATTGGAGGTAGAGTTTTTTGTTGTCGCCGGCGTTCAGGTAGACGGCCTTGCCGCCATTTTTGTTCTTGCGAAGTTTTGAAAACTGCACGTTGGCAGCGGAGAATTCGGTGGATTGCTGGATAGTGAGCGACATTGTTTGTAGTGGGTTATATTTATATTATGTGGCTCCCCTTTAATTAAGTTTTTTTTCTCAACATATATCAAAACAAATAATGGGTGGTCTCGGACTATTTAAAGATTGTGGATGTGGATGTGGTGGTCAGAAGCAGGAGGATAAATTGATCATCTCCATCATCTCTGGTCTGACATTTTTCATCGTTGCGAACCCCGAGACATTCCGTCTCGTCAGGCGGGTCCTCGGGTCCTGGATCGCTACCCCTACTGGGTGCCCCTCAACCCTGGGTCTGCTTGTGCACACTCTCGTGTTCATCCTCGTCGTATGGGGTATGATGAACATCAAGAAGCAAGGTGGTGGCTGTGGTGGTAAAAAGAAGAAGGGTGGTTGTGGATGTGGTGGTGCCAAGAAGGGAACGAAGGTTGTTGTTGAAGCCCCAGTTCCTATGGAGGAGGCCCCCGACCCAAGACCCGAATTTGCCGAACGTACCATCGAGGTTGTCGACAGTGGTCGTATGCTCGAACCCGCGCCTATCGATTCCGAAGGCACCCTTTTCAAGTAAATTAATTCATGCATTTTCCAGTCAATTTGGGTAAATTGATAGTAAAATGTTTAACCGTACTTATTTTATACGCGATTGAAGATTTGTTGGAACTTTACATTTTTGTAAGGATTCACCTTGAGACTGGGGCATATCATCGTTCTGTAGTTTACTGTTAATCCAGTCGGTCTTAGCAACATCACAAAAGGCAATGGGTAGAATACGTGATTGAAGATTTGTTGGAACTTTACATTTTTGTAAGGATTCACCTTGAGTCTGAGGCATACCGTCTTTCTGTTGTTTACTGTTAATCCAGTCGGTCTTAGCAACATCACAAAAGGCAATGGGTAGAATACGTGATTGAAGATTTGCTGGAACTTTACATTTTTGTAAGGATTCACCTTGAGTCTGAGGCATACCGTCGTTCTGCATTTTACTGTTAATCCAGTCAGTCTTAGCAACATCACAGAAAGTTGCATAAGGGTCGGGAGAACCATCATCAGCACCAGCACCAGCACCAGCATCATCTGAATCTGAATCTGAATCTGAATCTGAATCTGAATCTGAATCATCCTCTTTCTTTTTCGTGTCATCACCCATCATTAGGGCAGCTACACTAGAGGAACAACATACCATCATTCCGACACCGGCTAACATTGGCATAGACATTTTGTTTTTATTATATTAAGTCAACATTAAAATTCCTCATCGAACCCAATCTCATCAGAGGTATCGTCCATTTTCCCGTAATCCCCAACCCTTTTTTCGAAGAAGTTTGTTTTACCATCGAGGCTAATATTTTCCATAAAGTCAAATGGATTTTTGGAGTTCCAAATTGGGGGTTGACCAATTTGTTTGAGAAGGCGGTCTGACACATATTCAATGTATTCAGCCATTTTCTCAGAGTTCATACCAATGAGATTACATGGGAGTGCGTCAATGATGAAACCCTTTTCAATTTCAACCGCTTCTTTAACAATTGAGTGGATGGTTTCGGTCGAAGGTTTGTTTCTGAGTAGTTTGAAGAGTTCGACAGCAAATTCCTGGTGAAGCCCCTCATCTCGGGAAATGAGCTCATTACTGAAGCAGAGACCAGGCATCAGACCTCTCTTTTTCAACCAGTAAATGGCACAAAAACTACCAGAGAAGAATATACCCTCAACACATGCAAACGCAAAGAGACGCTCAGCGAATGGACGGGCTGTGTCGAACCACTTCATGGCCCAATTTGCTTTTCTTTCAATACAGGGAACAGTTTGGATAGCTTCGAAAAGTTGTTTCTTTTCAGTAGGGTCCCTAATATATTTGTCGATAAGTTTAGAGTACGTCTCCCCGTGGACCATTTCATTGTGACATTGGTATGCATAGAATGAACGAGCCTCGGAGATTTGTACCTCATCAGCGAAATTATTATTGATATTTTCAAAAACAATTCCATCAGAACCAGCAAAAAACGCCAGGATATACTTTATGAATTTTTGTTCGTTATCGTTTAGAGTCTTCCAGTCGTCTAGGTCTTTAGAGAGGTCTACTTCCTCAGCAGTCCAATTGGACATTTGAGCCTTCTTATAGAGTTCCCATAGCTCAGGATACGTCAGGGGGAACACGGTGAATCTGTTTAGGGTGGGGGATAGGATTGGTTCGTACTCTTGTTCTATATAGTCCTGAAAGTCAAAATAGGACCCGGTGTGATTTCCGTTAATAAATATTTGAGGGTAGGCTACAACTTTTCCACCACACAATTTAGTGAGTTCTTCTTTGTCGACCATGATTTTCTCATACTCGATATTCTCTGACTCACATAGTTCCTTTGCGTGGTCACAATATTTACACCCCTCCTTCGAATAAATAATAACTTTCATCTGTGATATTATCCTTGATTATTTTTTGTCATAAAACTCTAAGCATGATTGTGCCCTCTGATATAAATAAATATGATATAGTAAAAGTTTTAGTAAATGAAGACGGTGTTGAAGACCAAATGTACGGTATAGTTGGGATGAACACTGGTAAGACCCTTGGCCTGAGATATCTCAATGCCACTGAATTGGTTTACAAAAATGCCTGTGTATATGAACTTGAATCGACGGAGCTTTCTCCCGCCCCGTATGAAAGTGTTATGGAACACTACCCTATAGGACTACGTTTGAAGATCTGGAAATGAAACCCCTAGGTATGGATCGTTTTGCATTCTATTCAGAAATAGACGTCGAGGATAGTGATAGTGACATTTATGACGAAGGTCAAGAGAGTGGGTCTGATCTAGAAGGTTTTGTTGTATCCGATAGTGAAGTAGTGGGTCAGGATATCCCTTTACCCCCGGATCATGAGGCGATTGATAAAGAATGGAACAAGTGGGAACCATCCACTTCAGGTGGAAAGAGTTTCAAAGAAACGATTGATGCAATCGAAACGAAGGTTAGACGCCTAAGTGCATGATGCGTTGTTTAAAAATTTTAAAAAAGAGTACCACATTCAAAACAATGCTGGCAGCTATATGGAAACAACTAGAAGAAATAAAACCAAAAACAACCGAAGAAAAGCCAGTTAATAATAGTATATGTAAAATTTGTTCCGGTGTAAAAGTTATTACACGTGAAGGACTCCCCACGTGTTCTGAATGTGGACTTGTTGATTCTTATTTCATAGATGATTCAGCTGAATGGACGAGTGGAATGACAGATGATGGTAAAGTAAATGACCCTGCCAGGTGTGGTAATCCGAATGCAAATCCGGAACTTTTCTCACAGGCGTGGGGTAAGGGTACAATTATATCTACACAACACTCTTCAACCTATGAGAATAAACGAATGGCTAAAATCAATTTCCACATGTCTATGAATCACAAAGACCGGTCATTGTTTCACGCGTACAAAGATATTGACGAAGCATGTCATACACTACAAGATTCTATTCTAAAAGACGCTAAAATATTATACAGAAAATTCAATAATGAAAAACTCACCAGAGGTGCTGTACGTTTGGGTATCAAAGCCAATTGTGTTCTATACGCGTGTAGACTTGCTAAAAATCCAAGAACAACCAAAGAAATTGCAGATATGTTTGGAATTCAATCGAAAGATGTGAGTCGAACAACAGATATATTCAAGGAGAATATATTGGGGGCTACAAAGAAAAATTACGTAACCAAGTCATTTGACGTAATGCAAAGACTTCTCAATGCTTTTGAAATTACTCGAGAAGAGAGGTTAAAATGTGTTCGAATGTGTAATTCTACAGAGGATTGTGTAGCACTCATGAGTAAAACCCCAAATAGTGTTGCATCAGCGATAATTTACATTGTCATTGGTGATCGAATTACTAAAACAGAAATGTGTGATAAATGTTCCGTTTCTATCCCCACATTGAATAAGATAGAAACTATAATTAAAAAGCACTTAGAGGCGAAAGGTTAGACATAGTATATGACGAAGTTGTTTCTTTCTACACCATGCTATGGTGGATTATGTTTGGAAAAGTATATGAGTAGTATAATTCAACTTCAAGTTCTTTTAATAAAAGAGGGAATCCAACTCTATTTGGATACTACAGAAAATGAGTCTCTCGTGCACCGTGCCCGTAATGTAGCTGTCGGTCGTTTTTTACAAAAAACAGATTGTGACTATTTCATGTTTATAGATGCTGATGTACATTTTGACCCTGCCGCAGTTGTACGACTCTTGAAATCTGGGCATGACATCTCAGTTGCGTGTTATCCCAAGAAGGTTGTGATGTGGGACCAAGCTGCGGAAGCCTTGAAGAGGGGTGATACCCGTGATATGTCTATGTTGTCATCGAGTCTCGTTATTAACTTTGGGGCACTGAATAGACCAGTTGAAAATGGGTTTATCGAGATTCTAGATGGACCCACAGGGTTTATGATGATTAAACGTTCCGTTTTTAAATCGTTGGAGGATAAGTTTCCAGAACTCTGGTGTAAGAATGATCACCAGAATAGAGATTTCGACGAGTATCACGCGTGTTTTGACTGTATGATAGACCCGGTGTCCAGACGGTATTTATCTGAAGACTATGCATTTTGTCGTCGTTGGCAACAAGTAGATGGTAAAATTTACGCAGATGTAAACACTACGTTGGGGCATGTAGGGAATCTACCATTCTCTGGGTGTCTAGGTGAAAGGCTTAAGGTTTAGAGCCGACCTAGTCGTATGAAGCTTACCACCTTACTCGTCACTCGTTCAAAATCGTGTAGTGTTAAAACATTACACACAGTTCTTAGAATTAACCTGTCATGTATGCAAAAAGGGGTTGACAACGAGATTTCATACGTAGATGATGATCCTTTTCTAAAGGCTGAAGCAATTCAGAGATATATGAAAAGTCATGATCGGATTATTTTCGTTGATTTCGGTATTTCTCTAGATGAAAAATCAATTGCCCAGTGTTTTGAAAAGCATGACACGGTTGGTTTGCTTGTTTTCCCCGGGGTAAAAGAAGGTATAGATTGGGAACTGTTCAAACATAAGGTGAATGCTGGTTCAACAGAACCCACGGAACAGATGGGTCTTCATTTCGATACTGATGTTGGTGCGAAAATTTCGGATGATATTTACAAGGTAAACTCGACAACCTCTAAAGCCTGGTGTATGAACACTAAAAATGTCATTAAGACAATCAAGGATAAAAAATCTGGGAAATGGACAGTCAATCCTAAGATGTTTGCTAAATTCACGGAACAAGGTGTTCGAATTTATGCGTTTACGGCAGCTAAGTTGGTGATGACTTATACACATGAATGTGTAAGTAATATCCTCAACGCTGCGGGTATAAAAGTAAATTAAAGTTTAAAACTGAACATAAAACATGTCTATAAAGTTGGAATCCCCACTTTACAAATATGTTGTGCAATACATTCATGCAAAGTGGGGTAGTAAAGACTATTTCCCTGGGCCTCAACCGATTTCTATCGAACACAGACATTTCCCTGTTCTCAAAGGTGCAGAATACCTAGTATGTGAGAAGACTGATGGGGAAAGGTACATGATGGTTGCGTGTATGTTTGAAGGTAAAAAAAAGTGTATATTTGTGAATCGAGCTTTCAATATGTTTGAAGTACCTATCAATCTCAAGAAGAGTGCCTATGATGGGACTATTCTTGACGGTGAGTTATACGAGGATACTCTCATGGTATATGATGCTGTTTGGGTAAATGGTGAATCTGTATGGGACCTCAATTTGATGAAGAGGCTTGAAGCGGCGCGAAGTATCATGAAGTCAATCATTTATATGAAATCTGACCAGTATCGACTCAAGTGTAAAACGTTTCACCAAATGAGGGATTTTGGGAAGTTTATGGATGAGTACCTCCCAACGGTTAAACAAAAGATTGATGGTCTCGTGTTTACACCTGTCAATGAACCCATAAGAATTGGTACCCATGAGACGATGTTCAAATGGAAGCCACAGGAGAAGAACACTGTGGATTTCCTCATGAAATGGGAACCGTCTAGGGAAACACCTGGATTCAAAGCTGGTACACCTGCATGGAGGTTGTATGTACAGGAGAAGGGGAAACTTTTCTTCGAGTCGGAAATTCCATTCAATCGTATGGAAGATGAGCCATGGTTTGAAGATGGTGCAATCGTAGAGTGTAAGTACATAACCCATGAAGAACCGATGTGGTGGAGACCCCTAAAGAGACGAACCGATAAGAACTACCCCAACAATCGACGGACTTTTTACAGGACAATCGTGAACACCAAGGAGAATATTCAGATGAAGGAGTTTTTAGATTGTAGACCAAATTTTTAATATTGACTTAATATAATAAAAACAAAGATGTCTATGCCAATGTTAGCAGGTGTTGGTCTTATGATGGTGTGTTGTTCTTCAAGTTCAGCCGCAATGATGATGGGTGGTGGGGAAAAGGAAATAGATGGAGGTGACATTTCTGGTGCGGGTGCAGACACTCCAGTGGTACCAACTATCCCAAGTGGTCAGTATGTGAAGTTAGTGCACACTGTTGCCCAAGATAATAGCGCGGCGGGTAATGCCGACGATAAAAATAAGATCCTCAACCTCGCTGAGCTTGAGGTTTTTGCTAAGGATGGTACAACCAGCTTAGCCGCGGGTAAGACTGTGACCGGTAGTTCCCAATACTCAGCCACTCATGGATATATCAACCTTGTGGATGGTAACATGACAAATTTTGCACACACAAAGGGTCGTACCGCAGAGGAGATGAT